TTGTTGGATATTGTATCCCTACTTAATGTGCGCATGAGGTAATTATGGCTAGAAAAGGTTTGTTAATACGAGGTAAGAACGGTCAATACATTAAAGAGTCTGTTCTTAATAAGATGAAATACTTCTGTAACTTCTTTATGACTAAGATTGAGAAGTGGCTAAAGTAAATGAGCTTCTTTATTAGAATACTACTATTACTATCATCTGCGTTTGTTGTGTTCTTAATTATATCTTTATCTGGATGTAGTTCTATGAAGTTTAACAACATGGTTAAGTCTGGTGCTACTACTGCTGTTACTTATGCAGTTGCTGGACCTATACCTGCCATTGCTAACTTAGCTGTTAGTGTTGGAATAGATGAAGTTCTACCTGAAGAGCCTAAGATTGACCAGATAGAGACAAAAGAACAGAGTGCTGCATACATTGCTGATTCTTTGTTTATGAACGCCTTATACGGCTTTATAGCGTTCTTATTGATTACTAACTTAGCTGTACCTTATGTCACTAGAAAGTGGGGTTATAATGAGGCTAAGAACAAGTACCATAAGAATGATGATTAACTTTGGAACTAACGATAGCCCTATGTGGCTATACGTTCACCATAGGATGAAGAAATGAGTAAATGTGCGTTGTTGTATTTTGTAATAGGTGTAACACTGACTACTGCCTCGTATGCGTTCTTTGCTGAATGGACTCAGATGCCTATGAGTATGATGAATAATATATCACAACCGCAAGCGCAACAACCTGTAGTATGTGATTGTAGATGTAACTAATTGATATAAAACGATATAATAGCCTCAAACGGAGCATAAGATGACTTTTAGAGAACTAATAAATGAAGTATTAATAAGGCTAAGAGAAGAAACTATCACTGCCGACTGGACTGGTGATATTAACAATGCTGTAACCCTAACTGGGTATCAAAAGGTTGTTGGCTCTCTTATTAATGATTCAAAACGTAGCGTAGAGTCATATCACGATTGGCTAAACTTACGAGAGACTGTATCAATAACAACAGTTGACGGTCAAAAGAATTATAATTTATTATCAGGTCAAGAGATAAAAGTTATTGATGTTGTAAATCAATCAAAAGGTAACAATTTAGTTCAAGTTAGTAGACAGTACATGAACTCTGTTAAGTACCCTACAGAAGCCTCTGGAGACCCTCAATACTACGCATTTAGTGGTAGTGACACATCTAACAATTTAAAAGTAGATTTAACACCGATTCCGAATGAGGAAAACATAATTTCTTTCGACTTAGTTAAATATCAAGATGAATTAAAATCTGCTACCACAGTTATGAAAGTTCCCACTAACCCTGTTGTATTAGGAGCATGGGCTAGAGCTATATCGGAACGAGGCGAAGACGGAGGAACACAATCTGGAATTGTTGGTATGGAGATGAAAGAGTCTTTAAACCAAGCTATTATATTAGATAGTGGCAATACACAATATGAAACAGACTGGTTTGTTAAATAATGGGAATACAATTAACTTATAAGCCGTTAGACAACCTAGGTATAAACGGTTTAAATACGCAGCATAATCCTACTACATTAGATAGTTCGTGGCTTACTAAAGCAGATAATATTGTATTGAAAGAATCTGGTCGTATAACTTTTAGAAAAGGGTTTAATCAAAAAATATTAGAAAACTCTGATGGAGTAGACTCATCTGCACTATCTATAGGCTCAATTACAGAACATCACGATAACTCAGATAAAATATTCGCAGGTGTTGGTGAGGATATATATGAAGTAAACTTTTCAAACCCAGATGCTCCATGGACTAACGTAGAGTCAGGTGCTGGTAATGACTCTGATTGGCAATTCATCAACTTTAATCATAAGATGTACGCCTTACAAAAAAATAACACACCTCTTGAGTATGATGGAGGAACTTGGACGAAACCAACAGACCTTAATCAAACAAACTGGACTATGCCAGGTGCTAATATATCATCTGCTGACTTCAAACCTTCATGTGGTATGGGTTTCTACGGAAGAATGTGGGTAGGGGGAGTTCCAACAGCCCCAGATGTTGTTTATTATTCTGATACATTGTTAGGAACAGAATTTAGCCAAGGTGGAACTACACAATCAAGTGCTAATCAAACCTTGTGTGAAGAAGGTGGGTTTTTCTGGAACTCTATTAATGACACGTGTTATACGTTAAGCACATCAGCTGGATTCATTGACCTTAAAACAGTGTGGGGGCAAGATGAGATTGTAGCAATAGCTCCCTTCTATGGAAAGTTAGTAATATTCGGAAGACATAACATTGTCCTTTATAAAAATGCAGATGACCCTAACAACATGGCTTTAGAGGAAGTCATTAAAGGAATCGGTTGCGTATCAAGAGACACTGTTCAATCTGTAGGTGATGATTTGATGTTCTTATCAGATACAGGATTACGCTCTCTTGCTCGTACTACAGAGAAAGATAACATACCGATGCAAGACTTTTCACATGCTATTAAAGATACGATAACTAGAAACATCGGTAATAATGTTAATGCAAAAGCTATATATGTAGAAAGTGAAGGCGTCTATATGCTGACATTTGTAGATATAAAGATAACTTACATCTTTGATATGAAACACTTCACAGCATTGAAAACTCCACGTGTAACTTTATGGTCTTTTTCAGAAGGAAGGACTCCAGCTAGTCTTGCATATACAGACTCATATGGATTATTAATAGGTCAATTAAAAGGTTCTATTGCTGCTTATGAAGGGTACTTTGACAGAGACTATAGAGGCTCAGAGACTTTCGGTGCAGGAGAAACAAATACTAAGATTGTTGCTGGCACTACTTATGTTGTAACAGATGTGGTATTAACTGACTGGTCTGCAGTCGGTGGAGAGTCAACTGCAGCTATCAATGATAGGTTCGTAGCTGTATGGACTGGTGACGCAGCAGAACAAGATATTGCTTCACTTGGTAATGTTCAAATAGACAGACCTGTTTTTTCATATACGGGAAGATTTACAACTACATGGATAGAAGTGACAAATGGTGTAGTAGCCTCTCTATTAAAGAAAGTAAAAGCTATCATTAGTGGTGGCTCTGGCTCTTCAGTAGGACTAAAGTGGTACAAAGATTTTAGTAGTGTTCCTGCAGGTAATATGGCATTTACATTAAACCCAACACAAGGAGGTATTCCTGGTTATTGGGGAACAGCTGAGTACGGTTCTTCTGAATATGCTCCTACGTATGGGCATAAAGAATACAATATGCCTTTAGCTGGCTCGGCAAAACACTTACAAATTGAGATGTCTGCCTCAGCTCAAGGTTATTCAGCCCTACTTCAAGATATTACTTTACTGTATAAAGAGGGTAAGATTCGATGAGTGATTACACTATCAGAGTCAACTGGCTTGGTAAAGATGATTTACCAGAGCATGAACCTGCGAAAATTATATCAGGTGATGATTTTGACTTAGAGTTCAATGCAGTTAAGTCTGCTGTAGACACTAAAGCCGATATAAACGGTGATTTCACACAGAATTTCTTCGCAGCAACACCGGCTGAATCAACAGCTACAAAACAAGTTGCAACAACAGAATATGTTCAAACAGAATTAGGTAACTACGTACCAGACGGGGGAATAACAAACTCTGCTGCGGTGTATGCTTACAAGAAGTCTACGGTTGATTTAACATCTACAGATAAACCCTCTACAGATAGAATATGGACGTTTGATACGGCTTCATTCAATAACAATGATTTAGGTAGCAGTTGGAATGCTGATATTGCTAATGCTGGCTCTGGAGCTAAAATATATGCGTGTGTAGCGTATGCGGTTGGAAATACAGAAACTGATACAGTTATTTCTTCAGACTGGACTTCCCCACAACTATTATCTCAAAATGGAGAAGTTGGAGCTACTGGGGGTGTATTAGTTGTCTACGCAGATGACACTGACGGTCTAAATAAAACCCTAACATTTGGTAGTCAGGAGTATGTTTTATACTATGAATATATTGGTGATACGCCTAATATAAATGATATACCTGCTTCTGAGGAGTGGGTTAGATTTGTTGGAGTCCCACAATCTATATTTCCAATTTATGCGACAGACAGTTCAGGCTCTAACCCATCATTTACCCCAACATATGTAAGTGGGGAATTAACTACGCACTATATAACTTTCTTTGAAAGTGAGACACAGCCCGATTTATCTACAGTTGATTTATCAGGTGAAGTGTTTGTTAGATACGTAGGCGCTAATGGATTAGATAGTACAGCTGTTGGAAGTAGAGGACCAGGCAGATACTCTCTAACAGTAACAAACAGAGCTTCTATACCTAGTGTGACAGGAAGTATCTTCTTAGCTGATGCTTTATTATCTATAACAAATGTATTAGGCTCAGGAGAAACACCTGTAGAAGGTGATGTAGCAACAATAACATATTTCTATAACAATGTTTTATTAGGTACTGTAAACGGAGTTTATGGAACTGGATGGACGGCATTCGCACTTGAAATAGACGGCTCTCTCCTTGTTGATGGAACTGTGGATGCAAACAGTATTAACACAACAAACTTAGCAGTACAGAATGTTAATCCTATTAATGCTGGTAGTAATAGTTTCTATATTAAAGCTAACCCTGGCTCTGGAGAATATAATATATATGGCGCTACTATGGAGTCTACCTTGTTTGAAACATCATATATTTTAGGTGGAACAACCCTTGTCTCTTCGTACACAAACGCATCCTCAAACGCAACAGACTCTATAACTATAAATAATACAACATACTTAAAGTGTGATGCGGTTATAAGAAGCGCTGAAGTTTCTGGGGCTGGTACAACTTATTTAAATATACTTCCATATAGTACAACAAATACAACTAAAAACAAGCGGTTGTCAAAACCCGCTTCTGAAGTAACTTTTAATCTGGTTGGTGCAATACCTTTTTATAGCATTCATACAACTACTGGCTCTAATAGTTGGCACAGGCAAAAAGAGCAATTTGAGTTTAATCTAGGTCAAACCACTAGTTATTTATCATTTCAAGCAGATATAAGAAGAAATAATGATTACTCAGAGGATGGTGCAGATTATTATGTTGGTATAACAGACTCTACAACTTACAGTGGTAACAATGTTTTTGCTTTTAATGGCGACCACGATACATATGAGGATGATTTTATTATTACCAAAATAGTAAATAAAGATTACGGAGACTACAATGTAGTTGGGGTGCTCACTGCAGGATTTGAAGATGATTCAGACGTGTTAACTTTTAATGTAAATCTATATCTAGTAGGTCACATTAACAATCCAAATAGCAATCCGTTCATTAAAAGAACAACTACTAATAATGCAATGTCACCGACATATGGTTTTTATGAGGGATATATACAAGTATATAATTAGATATGATTAATGTAATACACAATGTTCTATCACCTAAAGAATTAGACTTTTTACAAAACATACTAATTTCTGGCAAAGGGGGAGAAAAGCGTATACCCTTGTTTTTCAATTCATGTGTAATTGAAGATTCTGGGATGCAGAAAACACCTTTAGATGAATACCCTAACCCGAAAGAATCTCATTCGCAGTGTGTGCATGTTTTTTTACATAATGGGCGGTATAGTGGGTACGAGCAACAGAACAAGTTATTAGGACCTCTACTTAGAAAACTACCAATAAGACTCATTACAAGGGCTAAGTACAATTTAACGCATGGCAGTGAAAGACATAGATTGGCAGGATGGCATTATGATTTCGATAGAAAGCCACATGAAATAGAAAGGATGTCAGGCGAAAAAGATTTAATGAATGGTTGTTTTTATGTAAACACAAACAACGGATTCACCTTATTAGAAGACGGAACAAAAATACCCAGTATTGCTAATAGCTTTTCTTGCTTTCCTAATACTACACTACATACAGCTGTGACTCAGACAGATACAGAAATACGCGGTGTTATTAATTTTAACTTCTATACATAATAATATGCCTTATTTCAAATTAGATGAAAACAACCATGTTTATGAAGTTAATAAAACAGAAGTTGGTGCTGTATATATGGATAGCGATTTATTTAACTCTACTATTGAAGGATTAAATTGGAATTTAGATAAAAAATATCTCAACAAACTTAGAAAAACAGATTGGAAAGTGACTAGGCATAGAGACCAGCTAGCCCTAGGTACAGAGACATCATTAACACAAGAAAAATATCAGAAATTGCTGAAACAAAGACAGGCATGGCGTGATAACTACATCGGAAAATAAAGGAGAGCATTATGGCTAATTACAATAAAGTTACAGATTTCGGGAGTAAAGATAATTTACCTTCGGGTCATGAAGACAAAATTATTACAGGTACAGAGTTTGATACTGAGTTTTCTAATGTTTCGGGTGCTATATCATCAAAAGCAGACGCAAATGGTTCACCATCTAATACATTTCAAGCAACAACACCAGTGTACACGTCTGATGATAGAAATGTCGCAACCACAGAATATGTAACTAGGGCTGTAAATAATCTATCATTAGGTAATATTGTAACTGTGGACTATACTGTTTCTGAAGATGCACCTACAGGTGGTGATAATGGAGATGTTTGGTATCAAATATGAGTTTAAAAGTTAAAGATAGTGGAGCTTGGGAAGTACCTACAGATATTTGGGTTAAAGACGGTGGTTCGTGGTCTAAATCTAAATCCATCTGGGTAAAAGAAGCTGGCGCTTGGGAAAAAGCTTTTGAAAGAGAGCGTGTTTATACGTTCACAAAGGCAAACGCACCCGACTCAGACAGTGGATATGGCGTTTATACAGATATTGATTTAGATGATTACTTCGATGCTGATGATAAATTCTGGAACTGTAAAGTAGTTATTGATAGTGATGTTGCTATTATTGCTAGTAGCACAACAGATTACGCACTAACAACTGGTTCTGGTTATGGTGGCACACTTACTATTGAAAATAACGGCTATATTATGGGTCGAGGTGGTAATGGTGGTACAGGTGGAGCAGCTTATGCTTCTTAATAATAAAGGATAATTTATGGGATATAACTGTACTTCAGGAGCGTCTGGCACAATAGGCGGTAAAGCTGTCAAACTATTCTATGATGTAGTTATTACAGGCACTGGTACTATCGCTTCTGGAGGTTCTGGCGGTGGAGGTGGTGGTGGAGGTGCTAATGATGATGATGGCTGGAATGATGACTCTGCTGGTGGCGGTGGAGGTGGCGGTGGCGCTCCCTACGGTGTATTAGGTGGCGGTGGTGATGCTTCAGGTGACTCTCCTGTTGATGGCAGTCCTGGAAATACAGGCAACCTATTAACTGGCGGTGATGGCGGTGATGGAGCTTCTAAGGCTACATCTTCAGGTCCTATTGTTGGTGGAGATGGTGGAGATGGTGGGTCTTTAGGCGCTATAGGAAATACAGGCGGTACAAGCTATGGTGGTGATGCACCAGCTCATTGTAATGGAAGTGGTAGTATAGCTGCACCAGATGCGTTTAATACAAATGGATTTTCAGTAAGCTAATGCAAGCATTAAAAAAAGAACCCAGCCCAATACCTTACTGTGGTGATATTACAGAGAGTAACAAAAATTCTAGCTCTAAGATTAAAGCTAGACAGAAGGTTATCAACCTTGAGGTGGCAATGAAGAAAGGTATCGCCTCAGGAGAATTAGAGGATAGTTTAGAAGACTGTGTGTGGAAGCACTATTTTGCCCCGATTGTAGATGAATTTGGATGTGGAACTTATGCTAGAGAAATGACAATACCGAAAGGTACAGTTGTAGTAGGTAAGATACATAAACACGCACATATTAATATTATTTCAAAGGGTCAAGTATCTGTTGTAACAGAGCATGGCAAAAAGTATTACACAGCTCCTTGTACATTTGTATCAGAAGTTGGTTTAAAAAGAGCGGTTTATGCCGAAGAAGAGACAATTTGGACTACAATACACTTAACTAAGAATTTAAGTGAAGACAAGTTGGACAAAATTGAGGAAGAAGTAATTGCAGAATCTTATGAAGACATAGGTTTAATTGCTTCAGAAGAAGAGTTAAATTTATTGTCTAATAAAGACAAAGGAGAAGTATTATGAGTTGGGCAGCAGTAGCAACAATAGGTGGCTCTTTAATCACAGGGTATGGCGCTGATAGAGCAGCAAGACGAAATATGAGTGAACAGGATAGATTAGCAGAGCTAGAGTATGAACGCTCGCTTCCCTGGAATACTTCAGGAATGTTCGGTTCAGCTACGTTTGACGAAGAGACAGGTGTCAACTTAGGTTTATCAAATGAATGGCAAGGTCAATACGACCAGGCTATGCAAGACGCTCAAGCACAACGTGATTATATATCTGGTATTGAATCAGACCCTATGGCTGCTGGAAAACAGTTCTATGATAAGCAAAGGTCATTATTCGAGCCAACACATAGAAAACAAAACTTAGACATGGAAAACAGACTGAGGGCTCAAGGAATGCTTGGCTCTACAGGTGGCATGGGAAGAGCTGGTGCATTATTAGACTCACAACAGACTCAAGATTTAAATGCACAATATGCTGGAATGGATAAAGCCCAAGACTTGATTGATAAATATAAGACAAGAGAAACACAAGCACTAGGTTTAGCTGAAAATATTGGCAATATGCCTATGCAGTATGCTCAATTAGGTGCTGGCGTTGGTGGCAACTATGATACTAGTGGTATGTCAAAAGCATCGATAGCACAACTAGGATACGATAACAACAGGTGGACGCAGCTTGGCAGCACATTAGGAAACTATGATTATAGTAGTATGTTTGGTGGCGGTGGAATGAGTACAGGAATGACTCAAAACTATATGGACGCTGGTTATACAGCAGATGATATAGCGTTTCTTACAGGCTGATAGGAGAATAAAATGTTTGACCCAAATGTACCCGTAGCGGAACAATTAGTTATTAATGCTGAGGATTTAAGACCTAAAATAATGACACCTGTTCAGCAAATTGTAAACACACCTGCAACACAAAACACAAGGAGTAATATGACTACAGGATTATTTAGTGGAGACACGGGAGTTGGTGATACATACCGACAAAGTGTAGCCAGAAATCAAGAGATGAACTCTTTAAAGAAATCGTCCTTAGCTGTTGCTCAGCTGGGTGGATATGGTGCTTATATAAATGCTGGTGGCGTTGCTGGTGGAATGCTAGGTCAAGGTCTTGGAAAGTTAGCAGGTGGTGTTTCACCACAACAACAAGCTCAAAATAAGCTTGATGAGTTAATGAAAAAGCACCCTAACCCTAAAACTTATGAAGAATATATGGCATTATCCTCTGAGTTTATGACCGCAGGAATGACTGAAATGGGCGAGAAGTTTCATGAGATGGCTCAAGACATGAAGCCTACATCTAACACTATGAGTACAGCAATGAAAGACAAACGTGATATTGCTAAATACCAATTAGGCTGTGATTATAACGATGTAGAGTGTGCTAAAAAAGCAAACACTGTATATATTGAGACCAAGCGTCAAACAGCAGGTGAGAAAGGTGAGGGTGAGTTTAGAATAGGACAGTCTAAGATACTAAACGAAGCAGAAACCAAGATTTATGCTGATGCTGATGAAGCAAACTATCAAATTGCTTCTATCGACCAATCTATTAAGATGATGGATGATATTTATACTGGTGCTGGTGGTGATTGG